GGATATTCAGAAAGATCCAAGGATTCTCGCAGCGTACTTGAACGATCCCGATTACAAATATTTTAAAGTGGCTCCGACAACCATTTGAGGCAATTATGAGAAACGTAAATTCCAACGTGTTCCGTCCGGGTGTAACGCAGACCATCTCTGCGACTACCTCCAGCGCGGCGACTTCCAACGCTTTCGCAACCCAGGTGAACGAGGTGATGGTGACGGCTACCGCAGCCTGTTTCATCACATTCGGCACAGCCCCCACTGCAACGACATCCCATGTCTATGTAGCGGCAGGCACACCGTATTTCTTCCGGGTGAGCGAAGCCAACAAGTGCGCGGCGATTACCGCAGCCAGCACATCCACGGTATATGTGACCGAGCTGACACGGTGAATGTGGCGATCGTTGGGTTGGCACCGTCCACTCACGATGACGCTCCGTTTGAAGATCCGAATTGGGAAGTCTGGGGATTACCTTGGGATGAAGACAGATGGCCTTATCTTGATCGGCTGTTTGAGATTCACCCACTGGAATTGCTGAAAAAACCAGAGGCAAGGCGCAGGCCCGGATACCTGGACAGGCTACGGAGCCTCACTGCACCGCTGTATATGCAATCTGAATATCCAGAAATCCCCAACGCGATCCCTTATCCGGTAGAGAGTGTTATTTCAGAGCTGGGGAAGGATTATTTCAACTCCTCCATCGCTTACCTGATGGCACTCGCCATCACCGAAGGTGCAGACAGGATTGGGATTTGGGGGGTGGATATGGCAGACCTAGAATCTACTCCCGGTGATCCCTCGTACATTTCTGAATTTTCTTACCAGCGGCCCAACCTTGAATACTTGATTGGGTTCGCCAGGGGCAGGGGGATTTACGTTGACATCCCTGACCAATCCCCTTTAACGAAATTTCATGGTGAGGGTATCCCACTAGGGGTGATGTATCCCTCGTACCCGACCAGATATGGATATTTGAACTGATGGCGATTTCAACTTACGCGGAATTACAAACAGCGGTAGCGAACTGGCTGGATAGAGATGACCTCTCAGCCCGGATACCCGAATTCATCGCATTAGCTGAAGCCCGGTATAACCGCGAGCTGCGTATTCGGAAGATGGAGACAACCGCCACTGATACCACTGTCGGCGGCACAAGATCGTATGCGTTGCCGACAGGCTGGTTACAGGGTCGCAATATGCAGCTCAACACAGACCCCATCACTCCGTTGGAGTATCTCACTCCAGAGATGATGGACCGGCTGTGGGCTGGATCGACAACAGGTAAACCGTTGACTTATACGATTATCGGTGACAACTATCTCTTAGGACCAGCACCGGATTCCGCTTACACCGTCGAGCTTGTCTATTACAAAAAGTTCACCGCGCTTTCCGATTCAGCAACGACCAGCGATATGCTCTCCGATAATCCAGATGTATATCTCTACGCCTCGCTGTTAGAGGCTGAACCTTTCCTTGCCAACGATGCTCGCGTCCAGTTATGGCTGGCGGCGTATAAGGAGGCAATCACCAACATCCAAAACGCAGACTCCCGAGACAGGCACTCTGGTAATGCGCTGCGAATAGTCACCACTACGGGTAATCCATAATGGCATTAGAATCTGGAACTTACTTAGACGATCTTGTAAATACAAACCCGACTGCGAGTGACAACGTAAGCCAGGGTGACGATCATCTCCGTTTAATCAAAAGGGTCTTAAAGAATTCCTTTCCCTCCGTGGACGCGGCTGTAAACGCGATTCACACCGGAACTTCCGCACCGTCCACCAGCATTGCACAAGGACTGTTGTGGGTAGACACCACAAACAATGTCCTCAAGCTGTACGATGGAAGCTCCTGGGTTGTCCTACCAGTCAGCCCGGCTACCTCTTACAAGCTCATGGGATCACTCACCGCAGGGTGGACCATGCCTACCGCAGACGGCACAGACGGCCAGGTGATGAAAACCGATGGGTCTGGGGCATTCACCTTTGTTAATCCTGGTTCTGTTCTGACCGCTGGTGAAGGTATAGACATCTCCACCAACACCATCTCTGGTGAGGATGCGTCTGATTCAAACAAGGGCATAGCGACATTTAACACCGCCAATTTCGCCAACTCATCTGGTGACATCACGATCAAGGATGGTGGCGTGGCTAACGCAGAACTTGTTAATTCCTCGATCACAGTTTCTGATGGGTCAAATTCTACTGCGACCGCTCTCGGCGGCACAATCACTTACGCAGCGGGTGAGGGTATAGACGTTGCTGAATCCTCTGGCACGATCACCGTATCAGGTGAGGACGCTTCCGATTCAAACAAGGGTATAGCGACATTCAACACCGCTAACTTTGCCAATTCCTCCGGCGACATCACGATAAAGGATGGCGGCGTAGCCAATGCAGAGCTAGCGAACATGGCGGCGAATACCATCAAGGTCAGAGATGCTAATTCGTCCGGTGTGCCATCTGATAAAGCCCTGGCATCCACAGAAATACTAATTGGTGATGGCACTGGCTTTACAGCGGCCTCGTTGTCTGGTGACGTATCCATGACAAACGCTGGCGCAGTAACAGTGGATTCCATACAGGGAACCTCTGTAACCTCAACCGCTCCGTCAGACGATCAATACCTCAAATATTCTGCCTCGTCTACTGAGTGGCAATGTGTATCAATCACGGGTACAGACAAACTCACCACCAAGGGCGATCTACTCGTCTACAACACAGTAGATTCTGAAACCAGACTTGCTGTTGGAACGAACGATTATGCTTTGCTTGCTGATTCCGGCGCGACTAACGGTGTGGATTGGAAACAGGTAGCAACAGCCACCATTGCTGATGATGCTGTTACCGGAGCCAAGATAAGTTTTATAGATGACTCCATTGCCGCCACCGACACTCATATCATGGTGGCTGATGGCACGGATTATAACAACGTAGCCGTTAGTGGCGATATAAGCCTTGCCAATAATGGCACTGCCACTATTGCTGATAATGCAGTATCTCTAGCTAAGATGGCGGGACTTGCAAGAGGCAGGATAATCTATGGAGACTCAAGTGGTGATCCTGCTGCGCTTGCAGTTGGGAGTTCTGCGCAAGTTCTAACAAGTGATGGTACTGATATTTCATGGGCTACTCCATCTACTGGTATAGATGATCTAACAGATGCCTTAGTAGAAAACAATTCTATCTGGCTGGGTAATGATCCTTCTGGAACGACTGATACTGCGAGTTACAGTGTTGCTCTTGGAACTACAGCATTAGATGCTATAACAACTGGAGATAACAATACTGCTATTGGTTATAACTCTTTGTCCGCAAATACAACTGGCGGAAATAATTCATCAGTTGGTTATAATTCGTTAAGGGATAATACTACTGGTAGTGATAATACAGCAATAGGTAAATCAGCCTCATGGGGAAATACAACAGGAGTTAGTAATACTTCTGTAGGTAAGGATGCGTTAGGTGCTAATACAACCGCAAATAATAATACTGCGGTTGGTTATGCTGCATTAGACGCTAATACAACAGGTGCGTCTAATACGGTACTGGGATCGGGTTCATTAGGCGCAAATACTACAGCCTCTAATAACACTGCGGTTGGTTATTTGGCGTTAACCGCTAATACTACTGGCTCTAGTAATACTGCTGTAGGTAATACTTCGTCAGATGCAATAACAACTGGAGCGTATAATACAGCCTTGGGGGATAGTTCGCTTGGCTCTCAAACAACCGCCAGTGAAAATACTGCGATAGGATTCCAAGCCGGGTTTACCAATCTTACAGGAGTTGGTTTAACTGCGTTAGGTACAAAAGCGCTTTATTATTCTACTGGAGCAAATAATACAGGAGTTGGTTATCAGGCTGCTCTTAATGTTACTACTGGTGAAAATAATGCAGCAGTTGGTTATCAAGCGTTGCTGTCCTGTGTAACTACGGATCAAAATACTGCTTTTGGTTCTCTTGCTGGAAATTCAGTAACCGGAAGTAACAATACTTGTCTAGGATATGATGCGGATAATTCATCTGATTATCAGAGTAATGAATTTACATTGGGTAATGATAGTGTTGATAATTTAAGGTGTAACGATACCTCAATCTCTGCTCTTTCTGATGAACGAGATAAGGCAGAAGTATCTAATCTTCCATCTGTTGCTGGACTAGATTTTATAAATAGTTTACGTCCTATAACCTATTATTGGGACCGTCGTGAATGGTATGAAGATGGAGAACCAGATGGCTCTAAAATCAAACATGATGTTGAAGAAGGTGTTGCAAACACAGGACAGCGTATGGGGTTTATAGCCCAAGAGGTAAAGGGGTCTTTATCTGGAATGAAGTATATGGAAGATTCCAAGATGGTAGGTGGTACGGAAGAAAAACTAGAGTTTGCTCCAGCGCAACTGGTTACTTCCTTAGTAAAAGCAATACAACAACTGTCTGAAGAGGTTGAATCTCTGAAGGCGCAACTAGAGGAGTAGTAAAATG